CTTCAAAAGGGTTAGGTCTATAATTAAGTAACTTATTAATTTTTTTACTAGGAGCACCTCCCTCTACTATTAAGGGAATTTCGGTTAAAGCATTGATGCACATCTCAATTGATCTATTTACTATCTCAACTTCACGATACGCTTGCTCAAAGTCATGAGTATTTTCAGGACTTGCATATGGTTCTAAAGCAGCAATGGATGGCTGAGCAGGATTTAGTTTCTCAGATAACCACTCTCTCCATGCAGGCACTTGTTTTTGTTGATTATTTGCCATTTTTTTCCTTTTGAATATCTAACCAATTTTTAATTTTAGAGGCTAGATAGTTTGGATACCTTTGTCCATATAGTGTATGTAATCTTATGTGATGAGTTTTACAGAGAGTGTATAAATTTTTGTTTGAAAGTTTATCTTTTTCATCAGTTGCAAATTTTTCTCTAAGCTGATTGATCATTTCAACATTTCTTATATCAGTAACATTATTAGAAATACACCATTTATCAAATAACTCACTTAAACCGTAAAGATGATGAAGCTCTAAATTTTCTCTACTGCCGCACACATAACACTCGTCACGTATTTTGTAATCTTTTTTAATAAAATCTCTAATGTATTTTATTGGAAATCTTTTTAATGATGTCATAATACCTTACTTTTTTATCTTATGTCCAACCTAATTTTTTAAAGTTTTCTATAACCTGCCATCTAAGTTTATAATGGTCAGTTTGAGTGTTCAAACCTACTTCAAGTTCTGGTAAATTTATATAAGCACCTCCAATAGTTGACAAATATTCTAGTTTAAATTTTTGTTTCATTAAATAACTTACTATAATATCATCTCCTCTAAGCGGTAATCCATACTCTAACAAATCATCTTTTATTAAGTTAAGCGAGCTTTGTCTTACACACATAACAGATCCTACTAAAAAATCTACTGCGCTTCTCTCATTAAAAACTCTTTCAAGTTCAAAATAATTCTTACTTCTATTAACACTACTATAACCAAAAATTCCACTTCTGTGAACACAATTATTAACTAATTTTTCTATTGTCCTTGGGTTTACAAGCATATCGTCATCCAACACAATTTTAAAGGGCTCGTTATACTCATAACACCTCAACCAGCGCTCCATACAATATTTATTTACATCATTATTAATAACTTCGGCATTCTGATTTGAATAAGTATGACCTGGTAAATTATTGATTACAGTAATTGGATAATACCGATGGAGTGCTTTAACCATAAGATTAACATTATTCCATCGTTTATAGCATAAAATAATTATTCTAACCTGTGAAGACACTTATCGCACTCATTTTTTGATGTGTATATATAGCATATCTAATAGCATCACAAGGGTGAGAACACCAGTCATGCACTGGCTTAGGATTATCAGTATTAGGATTCCATTTGTAGCTACTCATAGCAGAAAATGAGTGAGCTCCTCCTTCAGTATCAAATAGTAATCTATCTTGCTCTATCAAGGCTTGTAAAGAAGATATACCATCATTAACTGACTTTATAGCATTTTCACAATATATATCGTAGTCATAAGCAAAGTCAGCTTTTGTTTGTTGAGCAGCTGAATCAATATAAATAGAATCAATACTCCACTCTTCTTGTTTCTCTCTTACAATCTCTGCTAACTCTGATGTAGTAGATTCTCTAGAAACGTATTCATCTACCACATAATAATTTACACCATCAAACCCGACTACAACAAAACAATTTTCATCTCTGTAACCAACATCTAATCCGCCTATAACTTCTATAAAACGTTCACCTACAAAATCATCAATATGTTTTTCTTCATCCAAACCTTGATAGATCTGATCTTCGGTAGTAGTCCATTCACACTCGTATTCTTGGAGATACATTGCTTTTGTAATCGTACGTTTAGCCTCTTCAATATCTTTTTCAGATAATAAGGGATTTGACCTCCAGGTGTGTAAAGTGCTACCCCAATCAGGATATTCATCATCTGTTCCTCTATTATAATAAGTAAACAGATAATTACCTTTTCCTCTAGGAGTAGATATCCATAAACAGCGAGAATCTCTAAAAGTAGAAAGAGCAGGTCGAAGATCTCTAGTAAAATACTCATCGTTTGAGATAATGGCTGCCTCGTCTACTATTAATAGATTTGCAGCACGACCAACTAAAGAGTCTCTGTTATTTGCCGAAAGTAGTCTAAAAGTGCTGCCGTTAATTAATTTAACCACTTTATCTTTTTGATTAAAACGATCAACTTCAAGTTCCATCTGTTTAACTAAGTCAGTAACATAGTCCCAGATAATAGACGACAAGGAAAAGTTTGGTGCAACCACCATCACCTGTTGTTTTGGCTCTAATAATTTAGCAAAAGCAAGAATTGCAGCAGCATATGATTTACCAGTTCTTCGAGCAGAGATTGTTACGAAAAAACGATTATTCTCTAAACCATCAACCATAGACCTTTGAGCTTCATTAAACTGGACAGGTGTAGGTAATTTAGAACATAATTTATCGATATTTAATTTAAAAAAACTCATCTAGGAAAGAAGCTGTAAACTGTGTAAGCAAAGGCCATAAAACCTCCTGTTATAGCACCAACATACCAAAGGGTTCTAATAGAGCTCTTACCACTTGTTGCAAGATTTTCTAAATTTGATATCTTTTCGTGCATAGTATTAAGAGTTTTCATGATATGTTCATGTCGTTCAAGAGAGAGGGCGTCTAGAGTAGCAATAGAAACTTTGTTCTCGTTACTACGTTTTTGAATTTCATCTAATTCTTGTTGTATCTGATCAAGTTCTCTAGTATTATCCGCCATAACTCATCTACGTCTTTATAATGTATTGAACCACTTGGTTAGGAAGAGTAGTGTTTACAGAAAAATTATCGACTGTTAATGCAGGAATACTTAAAGCTGGTATTGATAGCGCAGGTATTGACAGTGCAGGTACTGATAGCGCAGGTATAGTATGAGCGTGATTATTTACTGTAAGCGATGGTACGCTATGAGCGTGGTTGTTTACTGTAAGCGAGGGTACACTATGAGAGTGTGCATTAACTGATAATGATGGAATAGTCAAAGCTGGTACACTTAGTGCAGGAATGCTTAACGCAGGCACTGATAGTGCAGGAATATTATGACTATGGTTTGGTATACTCAGAGCAGGAATTGAGAGAGCCGGAATTGATAACCCAGGAACTGATAGTCCTGGTATATTATGAGTGTGCGCTCCTACAGTGTGTGTATGTGAACCAACAGATCCACCAGAAATAACTGAAACGTTACCAGAAGTATCTTTACCACCTGAGGATGCTGTAGCTGCTCCATTTCCTGTAAATGAAGGAGTTGTTGCGCCTGTGTTAATATTAGCATTTAAATTACCAGTATCACTAACTGCAGTTGTTCCAGTACCTGTAGTGCCTGTTCCAGTATTACCTGTTCCAGTATTTATTGTTGCATTTTGGTTACCAGTGTCACTAGCTCCAGTATTACCTGTTCCAGTGTTACCTGTGCCAGTATTACCTGATCCAGTTACTACAGAGGCGTTATTTAAGGAATTATATCCAACAGTGTTTGCGCCTGCATTACCAGTATTAGATGCTACAGTATTTGCTCCTGCATTACCAGTATTAGATGCTACAGTGTTCGCACCTGCATTGCCTGTACTACTACCAGTCCCAGTATTACCAGTACCCGTGTTGCCTGTTCCGGTATTACCTGTTCCGGTATTAGAAGCTCCTGTGCCCACTCCTGATTTAGTTGCAGATGCCATAACAGCTGAGGCTGCTGCACCAGATGTTTCAGCACCCATACTACTATTATTAGTACCTACACCTAGAGGAACTCTATCTCTAAAATCTGGCACATTAAAAGTTGTACTTCCATTGCCTGCTCCATAGGTAGTTCCTATAACTGCAAATAGCCTAGCATAAGTTGTTCTACTTACTGCTGAGTCATCACATTTTAACCATCCTGCATTTGAGGGAAGCGTGGTAGAACCATACGCCACAATAGTGCCTGCAGGTATAAGTTCCGCTCCTCCAGCATTAGATCCATCATGTATGCGAATATTTTTAGTATCTGTATCAATTGATAGTTCACCAGCAGCACCTGTAAAGGCATTATTTTGAGCTGTTGTACCTCGTCTAAATTGTAGCTGTGTAGCCAT